GATGCAAAGTGAATCGTATCGCCTTGACGTACCCGCGCAAGCGTTGAGTTGTTGGCGATGTCAAACGAGATCACAGCAGGCGGCCCCGCAGCTACGGTAGTAATTGCCGAAGCAATGGTTTCAAACTGCTTGATGTCAATGTTGCTACCGGAACTAAATTCATAGTTCTCAGTGGGGGCTTTGTTCCCTTGCAAATCAAGCATGTCCAAAAAGGAATATTCTTCATTGGTGACGTTGATCACATCCCGATAGATTTCCCGAAAATCAATTGAGCCAAGAGAACTTTGCAGCGTAATCGCTGACACGTACTTCTTGTCCACGGTATTGCCGTTCATTTTTTACTGGTTTTTAAGGGCGCGTTTGATCCCTTCTGCCATAGAAAGGTTTTCAATTGCCGACCCTCCATTTCTTTGAATGTCAACTGGGTTTTGAAGTTTGTCAATCACCGCAGTAGTACCTTTGGTCTTACCGAAATTGATCAATGTCGCTTCAAAAGCAGTCGGATTTTTAGCATAGGCAGCTACACGCAAGAACTTTGCAATGTCCGCTGTCCCATCCGCCGCTACAAAAAGCTTCAAAAACTCGTTGGTGTCCTTGGTGTATCCAATAAGTTCAGAAGGGTTCTCCACTCCCACATTTACGTCTTCGTCGCCATATCTCACGGCAATCTTGTTTGACTGTAAAAGCGATTGCGTTGCAGTGTGCGCGTCTACATACCCATTGAAAGCCTCCATTTGCTGTCTCAGCTTTTCTGTGGCCTCCTTGGTAGGGCTTTGACGACTGTCTGCGTCGGGAACCAGATATTTTTGTTGCTCAGCCTTCAATTCTTCACGAACCTTATTCATGTCCGTTTCAAACATAAATTTGCCAAGCGCGTTGGATTCATCCGTCAAATCGCCGTACTTTTCCAGCGATTGCTCAACCAGTCCGTCAATGATCGCCTGTGGAGCCTTTGGGTAGGTTTGTTGCACCTTGACCCGTGCCAAATCCTCCAATGCCATTGCATCGTAATTCATTGACTTGGCATGGATGTATGGCGTAATGTCTTCGCCCGTATGGTACTGGTTTACCAGTTTATCCAAAAACGGGTCTTCAAGTAGCTTTGATTTGGCTTGCGCTGCCTCATAAGCACTCACAAAATCGTCGAACCGTTCAAATTTGCCGCCTACTTTTTCTTTAAAAAGAGCGTCGAAATCTGGGGTGACTGGCGCGGGTGTTTCAATTACCGTTTCAGTCGTTGCGCCTTGATCTTGGCTTTCCACAACTGGATCAGCCGGAGGGGTATCAACTACCGTACTTTGACCCGAATCGGCCACTTCCTCCTGAACTGGTTCCGCAGGCGCATCACCTGGGCGAATTATCTTGAAATTTTCAAAATTCATTGGTTGTTTGTTTGACTGCAAATTTATACCGCCTCTGCCATTTGCTCCGAATTAGCTGCACCGATTGCCGTTGCTTGCTGCAATACCGTGCTTGCTGTCTTCGCTTCACCTCCGATCTGTGCGGCTCCGATTGTTGCTTCTGCCCTGGCCATTGCCGCTTTCAGCATGTACTCGCCTTTCAACTGTTCTAGTTGCATTTCAAACTGATACTTCATTTGCATGGTCTGCCGTTCCTGGTCTGCCGTCGCTGCTGCGCTCTGCATTTGGACTTGGGCGTTGGCTTCTTGCATTTGGAGTGCCTCCTTTTGCTTCTGCTCTTGCCGCTTTCGGACTTTGTAAGCAATGATCTGCTGGGCAACTTTTAGGTTGGAGGTGTTTTGGATGGTAAAAAAATCTTCTAATTCAAGCATCCCTTGCCCAGCCAAAGTTTGCGCCATTGCGAAAGCCTCTGCCCGTTGTTCGTCGGTTGGCTTGTTTTCCAACTTGATGCCAAACTCGTAGTTTGAAATGTCCTTGGATAGTTTAAAAAACCGCATGGTGTTTTGACCCAGTGCAGTGGTATAGCCTTCGATTGGGTGCCGCTTGACTACCGAACTCATGCGAAGTACTAGCGCACTAGACAGCGACCGCAAAATATGTTCATCGGCCTCAATTACTGGGTAGAGTGCATTGTTCGTCCCTTCGTTAGCCATTTGGGCGACTAGACTCAATGTTCGTGGGTCTGGACTTGATCCATCAGTGAACTCGTTCAACCCGAAAATGTCCCGCATCAATTGCAGGTGGTTGAGGATTGTATTGTACCACTGTACCGCTGCATCACCAAGTCCATTGCCCAATTCTTCAATTGGTCGATAGTTTGTTTCCCGGCCTTGTGTGTCTGCTTTCCGGTAGATAAGCACCCCTTTTTGAAAGAACAATTCCATGACTTCATGGGGCATTAACTTCTTGCCCCCTTGACCGTAGTTGATGTCTTCCAATCCACCCAACTCTATCTGGATACCCTTTGGTCGGGCTTCTGCTATGGCCTGTTGAAGTTTGAGCCAAGCAATTTGGATTTGATCCGCTAGGGGCATCACTTGACCAACCTTGGAGGTGATCCGCATGTTGCGCATATCTGGCGCATACACATGGAAGCTCATGGTCGTATCATTCAGCGCATCCTTAGCCCGTTTCATGTCAGTACAAAGCCCATAGTTGAAAATGAACTTGCTATCAACTATGTACATTGCTTTGTAGACCACTTTGTAGGACGTGCGCAGGTATTCCTTCGTCTGAGTTGATTTAGAGCCATAGGGAGCGCCAGAGATCACCACGTTGCCGTAATTATTCTCCGACCGTTCGTAATAGTCCTCGTTTACGCTGAAAAACTCCAAATCCAGTACTTGAACTTTGAAATTGTCGTAGCCGTACGATAGCCGTGTGTGCTGTGGATAGATGTTCGGGTTCCCGTAACGGCCTTTGCACATGTTGGCAATCTGCTCGTATTCTTCCTCTGTAAATTGCCCCTGAGCGAGTTGCTTTAAGTCGGCTATGGTGAGTTCAATGACTTCGCCCAAATATTCAGCGTCGGAAAAGTCCCGCTGTTCGCAGTAGCTTGAAATGAAGCCCTGCATCTTGATCCGGCGTATTTTGATGCTGCCGTTGCTATCCACGTATTCCTTGACCCCGCCAATGCCATAAGTGAGAATGTCTTCTTTGCAAAGCTTGCGAGTATGCCAGTAGTTGTTGTGGTTGAATATCACATCCAACGCTTGCTCAATTTCAATAGTAGCCTGATGCTGGTATGTCCAATTCTGTTGGAGTTCCAATTCTTCCAAGTCTTCCGGTTCGCCCGGTTTCATTTTGGCCGCTGGGGTGTACTCTGAAAAGCCGGGAACAATCTTTTCAAGCTCTTGCCGGATTTTGATTTTCGCTTGGAGGTCTTTGAAATAGTCGGAAAGTTCTCTCTGGGCTAGTGGATCAATGGCCGTTGCAACAATGTTGTACCCTGCCTTGTTGAGCCTGGATGTGGCCTGGGTGAGCAGTTTGGGGATGATTGGCAGCACCGTGAAATCGAGACTGTTCCAGGACTCACCAGCCTCATTGACCCCCATTACTGGTTTGTACTGATCTATTGATTGTCTCCCTTGCGCGTAGTCGTCCAATAATCGGTAGTCTTCCCGCCTTGTGGCTAGGTTCTTCCAGTTACTCCAAGCCGCTTGTGCGAATTGCAGACACCACTCCTTGTTCTTCTTTTTCGGATCAATCGTATGGCTAGGAAAAATCGTGGTCATTCGCTTTTAGTTTCGTGCATTGTTGCAAAACTATGGTAAAGCGATGAATAGGGTTCGAGTGGGTGTACTGATTGTCTGAAATGAAAAAGCCAGTGGTTTTACGCACTGGCTCAAATGAAAAATCAATGAAAGAAATATCTAAACGTCGTTGAGACGGGCAAATTCTCCGTGGTGTTCCAATGCGGCGGCATTGTAGGCTTTGGCAGCTTCGGATTTGTCAATATACGATCCAAGATGTATCCTTTTTTTTCTTACGTTTATAGATGCCGTCCATTTGTTTCCGCTCTTCCAAACGCCTTTAAATGTTGATGTATTATTGCGCTGAGTCCTTTTATTGGATTGATTTTGGCTATTCGTACAAATCCTAAGATTATATTTCTGATTGTTTAGTTTATTCCCATCCCTATGGTCGGTGTCCATACCTTCGGGCGTTTTCATTATTTCTCGGTGCATCCAGTAAGATTTCCATCGGTATGTTTTAGCTGAGATTCTTGAATATACTTTTCTTCTCGCATATCCAGTGCCATCCTTTTTCTTGCAAAAGTACCATTTCCACTGCATTAAATACTCATAATCAGCATCGTCTACTAAAGCTACTTTACCTTGCGTCAAAGGAATTTCTTTCATTGTTATTGGTTTTTTATTACTACAAATATACAAAATTACTTTGACCTAATTACATGTTTTTTAAATAAAGTGGCCATGTCTTGAATGCCTGTTGATTTGGGTTTCAGTAATATCCTACTGGCTCCTAAAACTGCCCAGCCAAAGCTCATAGCTCGGTCGTATTTCCTTGTATTCTCAATCTCAAAATTCAACAAATCATCTATCAGTTCTGGGAAATTTATTTTATCAGTGTGCTTTTCTACGTATTCTTCAACTATTTCTGCCATTGCTTGTTTAGTTTGATCAGACGAAGGGATGCCAGGGGCTTTGGCATTAGGCAACCAGAGTAAAAATTTGGACAGTTTGTTGTCGTTCTCGCTATCTTCAATTTTTTCATTCTCAAAATAATGCCGCAATCCTTGCTTGTTCGACTCAAAAAAGATTGGGCTTGAATAATACCAGGCACAAAGCAAAATGTCTTCGTAGAAATCAGAAGGTTTATCTTTTCGGTAGCAATAGTCCACCAATGGCGTGTATTCCCATTCAGGATGATCTATGTCGAACTTACAAAAGAGGTGGAAAGCACCATTTGATTTTTGCCGCTGATCGCTTACTTCCTTGGTATAGTGATCAAAGGGATCAACTCCAATCAAGAATTTATGCCCATTTTTTGGTATCCAATACCTTCCAACCTTATCCACTTGGTTGGCTCGTTCTGGTTCAAGTAAGCATCCAGCTTTTATGTTGAATACCCCCTCCCTATCTGGAACCCAAATAACCTCTCCGAATTTCACATCATTTTTCCACTTGAAATTTCCAGTTTCATAGATAGGAATGTCATCGGGTACGAAATTCAAAAAGTCTAATCGAGTTGTGAGTTTTACGCTATTGAAAAGACAAGTCCGCACTGCTGACCTAAACGCCTCTTCTTCGGTCAATGGAAACTTCCGCACCAATGAGTTAAGTTCAATTCGATTGTCTTGAACCGCGACCCTATCTGCTAAAATTAATTCTCGATTTGCTTCCTTGTCACAAAATCCGTACTTGTCATGGTTGATCAACTCGTCGGATGGGATGAATAATTTGTAAAGGCCAGTTATTGTTTTTCCGGTTTTAGGGTCTTTTGTTTTCTGGTTACTGTCTTTCCACATGCGCACATAAGTCTGGATGCTGCCCTCAATATCTTCGCACGTACTGGTGTAGAGCATCAAACCAAGCGGGTTCCCATTGTGGTCGGTTGCGCAAAATTTATTAACGTTATGACGTTCCCTAACATCTACCCCTTCACTTTTGAATACCTCGTCACCTATGTAAATGTGCATCTTATTGCCGTCAAGGGCGCGCTCCTTTGAATTTCCGTAAAAAATGAAACTATTCAATTGGTCATCGTAATCTACTTCGGAGCCGTGTTTAGACCTGTCTGAGGAAATCTCAAACGCAAGCCGTTTCTTTGGAGCAGTACCGCCAGTTGTATCATAAACTGGTTTAAAGAATGGCGGCAATCTTTTGAATGCGTTTACGATTGAGGCGGTGTAAACAACATCCTTTGCATCATCGGCTGTTTTAGACTGGATTCCTCCATTTTTATTGGGCAATGATGTGACATACTCAAGCATGGCACTGCCGCTTTTTTGAGTTTTTCCGCTGCGCCGCTTCACCACATAGATAAATCCCCAACATTTGGGATCACCAGCACAGTATTCGTAAAAGTGCCACCATCGGCGATCAGAATCCCAATATTCTGGGAAGCCTTCGTTGGTATCTGACGATATGTAATAGTAGTTCAAGTAGTAATAATGAGTTCCGGTTATGTATGTAGGAATCCCATCATTCATGAACCAAAATCCGTTTAAACGTCTATCCCATTCTCTTTGCCGGAAATCTTCTAATTCAACATCAACAAAGCTTGGATCGGCGGGTATCTTCTTTTTCTCGTTCCCCTCTCGCTTTTCCTTTTCAGCCCGTATCCTCTTCCTAAAGTCTTTCGGATATTCAACCCTTTCCCAAAACTGCTCATTCGCCTTATCTGACCTGGAATACACTGGCCTACTCTCCCACTCTCCGGTGATCACATTAAAAACAGTCCCAACAGGCGGAATATTCATCTCCAAATCGCCTACAATCTCAACAGTTCCATTCGGGTGCTTTCTGTACATCAATTCCGGTATTTGATCATCCGCGCTATGCCCTCCACTTTGGTGATCTGTACCGCCGTGGGTAGTGCTGCTTCCAGTATTTCGTCACCACCTGACAGTTCTTTGTACAGCCGTTGGATAGATACCCTGTGTGCGTCCATCGCCTCAGATAGTTTTTGCTGCTTGAGCAGTGCGTCCAACTCGTCCTTATCGTTCACATCTTCTTTCATTGGCCGGATCAAGCGCTCCACCTTCTGATAAAAGAGCTGTTCCTGTACGACAATCGAAGTGAATAATGTATTGTTCTGCTCCCTCAGCAATCCGACCACTGCGACGCTATACGGGTCTTCCAGTTCAAACAAGCTGCGCAGTATCTTTTCGTCTTTGGTGAAATCGAACCCAGCTTGAATTGCTACCGCCCGTTTGCGCTGCGGTACATCGCGGATGGTTTGGAATGGACTCCCGTAGTCATACATGTACACCAGATACCGGATGATCCGTTCCCGATTGCGTCCGACTATGAACTCAAGCCCGTAACAGTTATCCAGTCGCTTGATTGAATCAATGTCGTCTACGCCATGTATGCGGAAATTCATTTTTTTGAAATCTGCTTCGTCGAACATGAAGCAAAGGTAGGGCGAATTGCGTGGAGTGCGTGGAGTGCGTGTACTTGAAATAAAAAAGCCCCGCACTGAACAGTCAGTGCGGGGCTAAGAAAGGTTAGGATTATGCGTTGGTGTAACCCTCGGTTATTTTTAAAACAGGAGAAGTGAGTAGATCAACCTGACCCGCTTCCCACTTATATCCTACGAAGCCACCTGCGCTTTTGTACGGGATGGGCTTCTGGCTGCATTCAGCCTTGGCCTTTCCCCATTGCGCCTTGTCGGCTGCATCACCAAGCCCAAGTGGGTATTCTTGGATGGGTACGAACGCTCTCGCACCGTCGAATCCAATTTGGGTTTCCCCCCATACAATAATGCACTTTTTCATAAATAATTTTTAAAGGTTTGACGCTTTGCAGCGTTTCGCCCTGTCCTCTTCAGAAACATTTGCGTAGTTTATACTCCCCGCTAGGCAGGGTGAGAGTTCTTCTTATCGTCCTAAGCTTTTGCAGCCGACGATATTCCCGCTTGCGTCGCGGTAAACTTCGGCGGGAACAAGCAAGTCGGTACGTTCCGGCGCGGCGTTCTTAACCAATTGGGACACAATCAGGAAAGTTCCCTCCACTTTTTCAGGAAGGTTTTCCAGTTCCCCGAATTGGGTTACGCTGGTGGGAATGTCCCCGATTGGATCAGCGGCAACGGTCTTGACCGAAAGCCGAGGGATAATTTCACCCTTTGGGAATGTGAAATAGACATTCCCTTCGTTGTCACACATGGTTACTGCGTGTGGCGTGCAGTTGATGATATTTTCCATTTTTTTTGTTTTGCGGGGACTCTAACCCCTGTTAAATTAAATCCTTTTCAAATTGGCTGAGTACCCTTGCCCCTTGTAGTGGGTCTTGACGTGCAGCCTGATTTTTTCTCTTGCGTCCTTTTCGGTAGCATTGAAGATGTTGATTTCTTCAATGACGTTTGTAACGTACCCAAAGAGCGGGTGGAACGTTACGACCTGCCCAACCCAGTTTCTTTTGGGCTGCTCTTTGGGCATTGCGTACTTGCCGGATTTTCGTGCAGCTTCGTGTTCTGCAACACGATTTTCTAGCTCCGAAATATCCAACTCCGTGTAATTGGCAAGGCGGCGCGTAAAATACACCATTGGGCGGCCAGTTTTAACCCGGCCATCTACCACGTCTTGCCAGTGTCGGATTGAGGCTAGTAGCGTTTTGCACTGGCCTCCACTGAGACGGTTGAATCCAGCCATTTGCACTTCGATTTTCTTCGTTTTCGCACACAAAACGAAGAGGGTGTTTTGATAAAAATGCGGCTCTAGGCTTTATTTTCCGCACGGTGTCCTGCCTGCGCCGCCACATATCTTCCTGGCTGTCACTGGACACTGTTTAAAAACCCGATGACTGATACGTTCGCCTCTATCGTATCAACCGCGTATGCGACTACAAGGAATTGAAATACATACACCCCAAAGGACTCATAGCGGAGCATCCTTTACCCATGCTAATCAGTGTACTTAACTCAAAACCCCTACGGTCATCTCGGACGCATCTTCAATGCGCGGCTTCCATTAACCATTGCTCCGAATCACCGGGTTTATAAAAAAAAGCAATTGCACCGCTCCGTGTTGGACACTTAGACTCCACCTATGTTGATTCGCTTTACAAAAAGCATCAACACCGATCTAAGCAAAGCGCAATTGCCAGCCGTCCCGACGTGAGTCCCGTTTTATGATCCACTAGGGAATCGAACCCTAGGCAGTGCAATCCCTTTTGATTACCTCACAAATTTATAGCGATAAATTGACCTGCACAATACCCTCAATATGGTATAAATCAATTTTTATTCATTTTTTTCTACAAAACGCACAAAACGCTATCAAAATCAACTGCCCAAACCTTCTTCCCTTTGTACGCCATTGACTTATCAACCATCTTAGGATCGAACAAAATCACATCGCCCAAATTCAATCCTAAATCCTCCTGCCCTTTTAGACGGTTCCCAATTGCAATAACTTCGCCGCGATCCTGGTGAGTGCCTACCACTGTTTCGTATTCCATGAATTTTTCCATAATGTCAATTGGTCGAACCAGAACAAGCCCGTCAGCCGCATACAGAACCCCGTCACGCTCATAAAACCAAATGTCATCAAACGGTATCCAGTGGTCATTGGACTCAAACATCCAGTGTTCCCGTAGGTCAGCCTGATACATGAACCAAACCCGATCACCCTTTTGCAGGAATTTCGAGAAGTCGGAAAACTTGTACATGACCCGCTGATCCTTTTTGTTCAGGTAGAACCGCTTGGCTCCGGCGTGGTTCAGTATAAATTCCTCGCTGACTACGATGCCGCTGATTGAAGCGGACTGTTCGGGCTTGTATTCGAGTTCAGGATTCAAGATCAAGCCTGATTCGGTTTCGATCATGAACTCTTGGAGGGAGACGATTACTTTGTTGACGGGTACCATGTTGGTTGTTTTGCCGCCAAGATATTGAGTTTGGAGCAAATAAAAAAGCCCAGATAGTTTGCACCCCTGGGCTTGACATTACCTTTATTTAGATGAAAATTATCCTTTCAGATAATCGGGCATGGGTCTGTTCGTTCCGTCGATCTTTTGCAAGAGTTCCCAAGTAATTTCCGAAAACTTTTTCGAGTGTGATGAGTATTCCGCGCTCGTGAATTGGGTCTTGTTTTTCACGTGTTTTTCGGACTCGGCATCCAGCGCTTGCACTGCTGATAATGCCCCCCCCGTTTTAATACCATTGGCTTCAATCAGTCCGATGGCTTCGATCAGTTTTGCTTGCCTGATAAGATTTTTGGCTTGCGCCTTCCAGTTTGACATGTTGGTTGTTTTTTTTATTATTTAATAATCACAAAATTACAAACCTATCAATATCCTACAATACCCAAAATTAGGTATATTTTAAACCAGTACACCAAATCCGACCCATTCAAACAATCGGGCATATTTTTACCCCATAATCAAACAAAATGCGCCAAACGGTTTACTTCTTACTGCTTGTACTGGGTTTGTCCTGCTCTTCGGACATAATTGGTGAGTTTGATCTGGGCAAAAAGTACACCGTCCAGGAAGGCAGGCACGATTTCACCCCTTCACCCCTACCCCTACCTCAAAAAGCAAAATCGGTTTCAGGTTCAGCGGTTCTACACGCGTCCTGCTGGTACAACAACCTGGACGTAGACAATGCTGACTGGAACAAACTATGCGGGTTCTACCACTACGCCGACATCATCAAAAACAAGAACGCTTTTATCTTGGCATGGCGACCAGATATAAAAATCCGCGATCTTTTTGAACTGGTGATGTATGAAAACATCGACGGGCGTAATGTGCCGAAGGAATCCGCAGTGTACAAAATCAAGGCTGGTGAACGGTTCACATTTGATTTCGTGCTTGTTGGCGGTAAATACAGCCTGTACATCAACGACGTGCTGATTGGAACCCAGGCGAGTGATAAGCAGTACCGAACCGTTGGAAAGATTTCGGCTTGGTTTGGTGGCAACAGAACAGCTCCACATACGATGTGGTTATACCTTATTTTTTAACCAATGTCCCCCAAGACAATGAAACATACAATGAGCAAATTATTCTCAACTATGGAAGCCCTGTTAGGAGGGGCTATTGGAATGGTACTTTCCTTTGTGGCTCCCATCGCGCCATTTTTCTGGCTGGCAATCGGGCTAGTTATTGCAGACACGATAACGGGCATTCTGGCGGCTCGACGGCGCGGTGAGAAAATAAACAGCCGTGGTTTTAGTCGAGTGTTGTCGAAAATTGTAGTCTATATGGTAAGCATTATTGCCTGCTATGGAGTCGAAACGGTGCTAAAAATCCCTGGGCATGTTACCTATGTCGCGGTCGGTGCTATTGCGGCAACTGAGGTAATGAGCATCTTGGAGAACCAACGGAAAGTCACTGGAACTAATATTGCGGCGGTTTTGAAAAACCTATTACCAGGAAAGAAAAAAGAGAGCGAAGAGGAATAGCCTGCTCGAAGATTGTGTAATTTGATTACTTTGTTAGTATGGTGCGCCCGGTTGCGAAAGTGGCCGGGCTTTTTTGTTTTAGGTTAACTGAACGAGATGGAAATAAAAAACCCGGTGCTCGGATGTTCGGCACCGGGTTCAATGACCTTTGTAACTCTAAACAAAAAAACTAAGTGGATTGCGTTACCCACTCTCCTTTGTAGGCATTCCATCTGAATGGTTTCCCGTCAATCATTTTTATATCCCCGTCTTTGGGGGTTGATGATTGGATGGCGGGAATATATCCAGAAAAGCATCTTTTATCGTCGCATACAAACCAACCCGTTCCAGGGTTGTAATCGCTATGAATTCCTCTACAACGGGGGCATCTTACGCTACTTGGGCTTGGGTATATTGGCATTTGATTGGGTTTTAAAACTGGCTCCAAACCAGTTTGGTGACCTGCGCATCGAACAGCGCAGAATGTAGTTTACCTTCGGGCAATTCAAGCCCTTTCGCGGCGCAAAACGCCAATTCGCTAGTTGGGTAAAATCCAGCTTTTTCAAGTAGCGGCGCGGTGTCCAACATCGGATACATGCCGCCAAACTCCGAAATTTCCCCCGCGTCAAAAAGTTGCTGGAAGAAATTAGACTCAACAGGCGCTCCCATGTGACACACACAGGCCTTGCTTTCTTGCGCGTTCCATACTTCCGCAAAAGCGGCTTGGAACGCTTGCAGCGTGGGGTATTCGGTTCCTGTCAAATTAGGCTCAACGTTTTCACGGAGCCAAGAATTTGATTGTAGTTCGGGATGACGGTAAAACCCGTCAAACAAAACCCCGTTGTCGTCAATTAGAGCGGCAGCGAAAACATCGCCGCGCAGCCCTGCGCTTTCGCAGTCTAGGTATAGCATGGTTTTTTTGTTTTTAAATGATGATGCAAGATCAAACTATCCGCGCATTCTCACAATACCTAAAAGTGGGTATTTTTGGACTGATCCGAATGCGTGACTTGGATTTGGAAATAGGTTGGGATATATTTGTTGTATATTTGGTAAATGTTTGGGATTGTTTTATTAAACTTTTTTCAAACAATATTGAAATTAATTTGGCAAACTGTACAAACAAATGAAAAAGATTTTTAAAAAGTGGATCGACGTGGGAACCATCAACCCAGAGCGAGACGAGGCTAAAATGCCTGTGCTGCTTTTGTGGGTTGAACGTGCTGCGATTATGGTTGTTGCTGTTGTATCTGGAATCGCTGTTGCTGTATTTGGGTACATGAAAGCGGCTGATTACACGTCATGGGAAATTATCCGCTGGGCATCTGCGGCACTTATGTTTTTCTTAGCTACTGCAATTACAGACGTAGGGGTGAAGTATTTCATCCAGAAAGGAGCATTTGACTTCTTCGCGGCATTCAACCCAAAGACATACAAAGATTCAAAAGCGAACTGGCAAGACTTGGTAATTATCATAGCTGCTGGCATACTTACTTTTGCGTGTTTCTATTGCTGCGAGTTGAATGAATTTATAAATGATCTTATCAAATCAGAGTGGGGTAGGACTTTAGCAAAGTACACAACCAAAGTGCTATTGTTTTGTATTTTCATTTCAATAGCTGAGGTTTCCATAGGGTCGTTTCTTGATTACAACCCGGTTGGTTCTTTTTCTTGGTTCCAGCGTTCAATGCAGGTTGTTGCGTGGTTCTGTATGGTCGCCATTGTCGCTGGACTTTTCTGGTTCGACTATGTAAGCGTAGACAGTGTGCGCCGTCCTGTTGCCAATCTGGTAAAGAAAGAGCAAAAGCTGAATCAAGACAGCATCAGAAGAATAGTACTAGCCCAAGAGAATGCAAGGGTAGGGGCTGTAGTCGCTGCGATCGCTGCGATCAATGCAGACATTGCCACTACTACAAGGGCTATGAACCGCGCAAAAGAAAGTGCTGGGGCAAGCAATATGAAACGCCTTGCTCAGTCTGGCAACGGATGGGCGAAAGGGCAAATCAAGGCAGCGCAAAACGCGGCAATGGCTCCTTACCAAAAACGGATTGACCGAATGGAAGCAGATAAGGAAGATTTGCGTAAACAACAAGCCCGTGACCTTGCTTATCAATCTGCGGTTGTTGCTAAAACAGATAGCAGTGTACTAGCGGAAAACGCGGCGATTGACGGGCGAAATACCAGCTTAGTAGAGGGGACTTCCAGTTTGTTTATCTGGATGGGCTTCTACGCAAAATGTATTGCCGGGCTTATCCGTATCCTCTTGGTCGTTATGTTCATGGGTGGAACAGTGAAGGACTATAATGGAGATGGGAAAATTGACCATACCGACGTTAATAGTGCCGCATACATGGGTTTTCAGCCGGGATAGCGGAGGAAGTCGAATCCGCTATCCCTGAGCAAGAGCCGGAACAAGCCCCGGACATAAACGACGAATTGAGCTATGAAATCGAATTACTCGAACTTACCTTAGAGGTAGTTGAGGATTTGAGGACTATAAACGCAATCCAGCAAGAACTTAAAATGTTGTACCTAACAACCGAAGTAGTATGAGTAAGTTATCAGCAAAAACAACGGAATGGCTGAAAGAATCCGAACAAACATACCTTGATGGGATGCCATCGGTAACCGATCCAAACCGAAAAAGATTGATGCAGATTGGGTTGGATGCGGTACAAGATGAATTGAAAAGGCGGACTGACCAAAAAAAAAGCCAAACCACCGATCCAAAGCCAAAGGAATCAAACCAAAAACAGGCGCAGGAATACCAGGAAAACGGGCGAAACGATTTGGCCGACAAGGTGGAGCAGGAAGTACAAAACATGCACCGCGACCAAACCGAAAGCGCAAGAGCTTTTGAACCACAGCCTGAACGTCGCCGGATTGCTTTGATCCCAAACCCTGAACCTATGACCATACCAGTAGTTGGGATAGAGTTCAAGGATCAAAAAGGGAATGTTGATATTCGGGAATTGGATCAGGTCGAAATCATTTCGCTGCTCAAGACCTACTTTAAGCGAGTCGCAATGAGCAAGGCGATGGAGGAAAAAAGATACTCCGATGCCTATGGGTCAGAAATGGGGAAAACAGTGTATAAATTATTCCAAGGCTGGAATACCATATACAAAGAAACGAAAGAGGGCAGCGCATGGCCTCAGTTGGAAGATTGTTTCCCTGGTTATGGGCGGGCTTCCCAAATACAAAAGGTCAATGCAGAATTGCTTTTGAGATGGGCTACAAACGAGAAGCAAGCAAAATGAAAATCGCTTTTCTGACCACCACCTCCCCGCACTATGTAACCACTAGCAACAGATCACCCGATGCGCTTCACTCAAACCTAGCCTGACTGTAAAAATATGGCTCAGACTGGAAAGGGGCAGGCCGGATGGAGTAGACTTATGGACAACAAAAAAAGCCGCACTGTTGATCAACAGTGCGGCTTAAAAATTCCTTCATAATCACAAAAACGAAAACCTCTGATACGTTCGCCCTTACAGGCTATCGGGGACAAGGTAAGGGTTTTTTCTTAAAGTGTGATTAAATCTTGTTCGGTGCAACCGGGTAAATCAACCCGATTTTCATTCCCAGCGCTTCGCATATCTTCCGATACACTTCTAAGCTAGGAATATGCTTTCCTTGTAATACCCGGCCTAAGTAGCGGCGTTCTATGCCAGTTTCCCGACTTAATGCGGCTTCTGTCATGCCTAGTTCTTTGCGGCGCGTGGTGAGGGCGGTGATTAGTTCGTTACTGCTCATTTGTCGCTCTTTTGAATGCTTCCCGAATCAACCCTTTGCAAGTTTTGCGCGGGTAATTTGTCGCCTCTTTCAGAGGATCAGTGAGCAAGCCCAGAGCCATTTCCAAATCTAATCCATATTTTTGGATCAAATTCATGTTGGCTATTATGAGGGCTTCGTCCATGATGGAGTAGATTTTAGTTCTCATGCTGCTAAGGTTTTGATAGGTTTAATACTGGACATTGGTACACAAAACCAGTACGAATCTTTGTCCAGATAGACAGTATTCGCTGGGATTTGGTAATCCGTTCTAAAGCCCAAAATTTGCTTGGTGAACTTCACACCGTAATCGTTGGTGTATTCTACCCAATCTCCGGCTTTAAAACCGCCCATTTCCTCCAAAATGTTGATATGGTTCTCTTTGACCATACCTTCCCATTCCTTTTTGTAACTGGTCATCTTAAGCGGGTTGAAGCAGGTTATTGTAAACAGATTTCGCCAAAATCCAGCCCGGAGTTTTCACACCGTCACGGATCAGATACATATTGAACCGTGCACCAGCGGCTTTCAGTTCTTCTTTCACGGCCTTGGTATCGCCGAATATAGCCACAGCCTTTTCCGAATAATCCACAACTTCAAGTCTTTCCAGAAAATTAGCGTCTGGTTTGGCTCCGGTAGGGGTGGGTTTGGTCGCTTTTGGTTGCTCTGCTTTCAGCCGCAGGCGGTAGGACAGGTTAGAATGAATCAACAAGGTAATTTCTGTCTTCGCATCATCCGACCACCAAGCGCCGCCGCTTTGGGTGCCAAAGTACCAGTTGATGCCGCATCCATCGTTGAAGTAATCAGTTGCATCCATCCAGTCAGTTTTCCCATAACCGACCGCCGCATCGTGTGCGTAATCATCGGTGTAATGGTACTGGCACTTGATTTCCATTTTGCCCGCTTGGACTTGCTTCTTGAGCCAACCGCGATTTACGGTGTTTGAATTTTTCATGGTTTGTAAGTTTAGACAGTTAGATATTTTATTGAGCGAGCGCCTTATACTGCTCGACTTTTCCCTTCAATTGTTCAGCAGTTAACCCGCCTTGCTTTTTGCCAGTTGAAACGGCTTTATTGTACATCCGCTCAAGCACATCAGCATTGGCAGCATATTGAGCTTTAACAGCCTCGACAGTAACGCCAAACATTGCGGCGGTTTGCTCTATGGTAAGTGTGATTAAAAATGCCTTCCTCATTTTTCTAAGTTTAGACAGTGAAAAAAATGTAGTTGTTTAACAAAGCCCCGCGATTTGCTTTTGGTTGCGTGTCCCAAATTGAGACAGGTAAGCCTCAACCTCGCTTTCGATTTTTGCAAAAACTTTGGAATCTACGTCCCCAAATGTAGATGCGTGGGCAACAGGCAAATTACCAAGGGTTTGGATTGAAAATGCGCGGTGTCCTTCAAATTTAATTGAGAGGGTTTTGTTTCCGTTGTAGTCACGCTTAAATTCTATTGACTTGATCTTTTTCATCTTTCAAAACTTTTCCGGGTTCACACACCCACAATTGATACAAATTAAAATCCCATCGTCGTCACGTTCCTGTAAGTCATGCAGGCACAAACCCGCTTCTTTTCTAATCAAGTATCTCATTCTCCTCGATCCAATTGCCCGGAAAGCTGCGAACTCTTCCGGTGTAAGCTTAATCGCTGCTTGCTTGGTCAATCCACGGTTTTTGGCTCCCGAATTTGGCCGGGAACCGCCGTGAGTGGATTTGGTAGGGATCATGCTATCCTGTCGAAATGATCCGCGTCGCTCCAATCCTCATGGCTGAGAATGTAATCAATGTGGCGCAATGCTGCGGCGGTGGAAGATTTTGCCCCAAAGCCGATGGAGTGGGGGCGAGTGTCGAAGTTCTTTGAATGGCGGGTAACTGTTACAGTTAACCCTTCGCGGGGCGCAATGCAGGCATATTGACCGCCTACTGAATATGCCGCGGTCATTTCAGCGGCAATTTTTTCTTTGTTCTCTGTTACGAACTTATAGTAGTTCGTGTCTTGGAAATTCTTCATTTTTCATTATTTCCATCAGGTTGGTTTGTCTCCCGATTGCCTTACAAATATACAACGACATTTTGGATTTATCAATCTTTTTCAAGGATATTTATCACAATAATTGAAAAATACCATAAACAGGTTAGAAAAAGTACACCAATTCACTAATTTCACCCCACAATTCCTTATCTTGTATGAAATTCAACAACATGAATCGCTACCTAATCGCGTTCGGTATATTCCTACTAATGTCTGCATTGTGCCTAGCTGGCCTAACCTACATAGCAAGCGATCTATTCCAGGTCGTCGCGTTTTCTTTCCTATTTTCCTGCTTTTTCGGCTCCGCTTGGTACAACTTGGGCAAATACTATAACCAGCAGGCGATCCGGTAGGGCAAAAGCGACCAATACCGCAACAACTCGAAACGATCCGGCGACAAATGCACACTTGTGCAATAATTAATGCAACAACGTACAACTTATGGGCTTAGAAATAGAAGGAAAACTACACGGTATTCCCAACTGAAAACAAATCCGGTAACTTCCAGGCGCGTGAATTCGTGGTGGAGGTAGAAAGCGGCCAGTATCCACAGTTTGCCAAGTTCCAATTGGTCCAGGACCGTACAAGCGACAATGCAGACAATACACCAACCAAGCCCCGCTAAGAAATCCTACATGCGATTCTCAGCCGTTATAGCGTAACCTGTTTAGGGTAGTTTCAATAATTTTCGTACCTTAGCACAAACAAAACAAGATGGAAGAGCCGAAAGCAGGATTATTTATCACTAAGATGGAAAGCGAACTCCTAACCAAGATCAACAAGGAAAGCGACAACTTTCAAGATATATTGTTTACCCCTCGTTTCAATACGCTCAACCTGTCCGACTTCCAAGCCTTATTGCAGAGCAACGATTACACAGAAGCAACAATTCAAGAGATTACCAGCGCAATAGAATCCTACCAATCCAGCCTAACAGCGAAAAGGATAGCGCTTAATAGCCTAACCGATAAGATACAAGAATGCAAGGAACTAGCACAGATAGTGTATGGGAAGGATATTAAGGTAGACATCGTGTTCAACCACGAATAACAGTAAGGCAGAATTAAGGCACAAGGAACCAATACAACAGGCAGATAGCAGATACATCCATTCTATAAGCGCTCCACAGTAATATATAAGCACTACGATATAGTTAGAGAACGTACAGCGCAACCACAAGCAGGTTAGGAAGGGTGGAAGTGTGTGTAAGGGAGTAGGCGGGGTGAGAACAGGGGTAAGTGTCCGGTGTGCATAAGGCAATGTAAGTAGATGCGATGCAAGCAGAATAGGTTTGGGTTGGATAATGCTGCTACGATGCTATAACTAGGCAATTGTGGGAGGGGCTTGGACTCAACCTTAGCGCAGCGAAAGAGCGATTAATTCCATAAACCACATAAACCCAATAAACCCTACCTTATTAGTAGACGTTAGCAATTCAGTAGTGCATCATTCTGCGCCTAAATAGAATAAAATATCCCTTTATGGAATAAAATATTCATTTCAGTTTTCGACAAAATCACATTCGCAATCACGTCGATTTACCAATCCTGTACACATGCGCTGCAAAATGCTTTATATCAATGCGTTACGATCGCTTTTTGGCAAAAGTCGCTGTTTAATTCGATTAAACT